AGAGTTAACAGAGTTAGGAGTTTTTTCTGCACAGGCAGAAGGAGAAGATCCTATTGAAACTCCAGAACAATTTTTAGAAAAATTTCAATCTGAGAAACAAAGTGGAGCTGTAGAAATGGTGAATAACTTTATAGGACAGTTCGGAGAAGATTATCAAAATGCATTTGAATCTATATTTGTAAAAGGAGTCAACCCTAAAGAATATTTTAGTGCTTTTAATAAAGTAACTGATTTTACTAATTTGGATTTAACTAAAGAAGATAATCAGAAAGCAGTATTAAGACAAACTTTAACTGATCAAGGATTTGAAGAAGAGGATATAAACTTAGAAATTGAAAAATTAAGTAATTATGGAGATTTAGAAGCTACTGCTCAACGTCATCATAAGGTTTTAGTAAAGAAAGAATCACAAGCTCTAATAGATATGGAGCAAAAAGCTTCTGCAGATTTACGAAACAAACAGGCTATAAAAAATGAGTACATAAATAATGTACAAACTATATTACAAGAGAAAGTAAAAGAAAAAGGTTTTGATGGGATACCTTTAAATCCTAAATTGGCAAACGAACTACATGACTTCTTATTAGTCGATAAGTACAAAACTTCTTCAGGGGAGACTTTGACTGATTTTGATAGAACGATTTTGGATTTAAAAAGACCCGAGAATCATGCTACCAAAGTTAAGGTTGGTTTGTTACTAAAGATGCTTGAAAAAGATCCAACATTATCTACTATACAAAAAGCTGGGGTTACTAAAAAAACCAATAAGTTATTTTCAGAAGTCGCGAGACAAGTTTCAAAGCCAAATGTAACTAATAGAAAAAATGAACCTGCACCACGTTGGTTCACATAAAAAAGCAGCACCATGCTGGTTTAATTAATTAATTTAAAATAAATAAAAAATGGCAATTCAAACAATTCCTGGATTAACTGGTTTTTCGTATGCAAGGGTGGCTTCAATGGACAAACGTGCAGTAGGAAAATTAACAGATGCAAATCACTTGGAATCGTTTCACTCTACAGAGCCTGCAGATTATGACAAGAAAATCATAAGTTTGTATACACAGAGTTCCCTGTACAGTAACGATTTTCTCGACATGATTAACAAGAGCACACCTTATTATATTGATAATAATAGTGATGCTTGGAAATGGGATATCGCAGTTCCTTACAAATTCCCAAAAATTATAGATGTACCTACAGCTACGCAAGACAATGCTAAGCCTGGTATTGATGGTCAAGAATTTACTTTAGTATTAGATACTAATGAATTTTCTAAAAATGCTATCATTTCTTTAGGTACAAGACAATATGGGCCTCGTCTGTATGTAGTTAAAGATCCTCAACCTTGGAATAATGGTTTCCTTTATACCTTTACTTTGATTTCTGACAATCCTATGATTGACTTTATTACTTCTACATTCTTAGCAATTGGAATTGAATGTGAATTAGTAGATGCTGCTATTGGAGAATTTGATCAAGACTTACTAGGTCTTCCTAGATTAGGTGAAAAAATAACTATGTTTGAATCTCTTGGTTCAGGATATGGTTATGAACACAAAATCACAGAATGGGCTGATCATAAAATGTTGAGAGATGCTAGTGGAAAACCATTAGATATCTTAGTATATGCTCCACAGCGTAGAAACCAATTACCTTTAACTCGTAATGATATTAAGTGGGAACCTTTCATTGAATTCTGGATGCGTAAATCTATGATTGAATTGAAAGTTAAACGTATGATCTGGGCTAAGCCTGGAACAGTTAAAACAAATGGTTCTAAACAAGAAGTTAAACGTACCTCTGCTGGTGTTTATCACAGAATGCGTAATAACGGTAACTTAGTTCAGTATAACCGTGGAGAATTTTCTGCTAACCTAATACGTTCAGTATTTGGAGACTTGTTTTATAGACGAGTAGATGTAAAAGACAGACGAGTTAAGATGTATACTAATGAAGCTGGATTCGATGTATTCCAACAAGCTTTAAAAGATGATGCACTGAACTCTGGACTAACCTTTATGGCAGATTCTGGAAACAGATTTATGCAAGGTGAAGGACAACATATCACTTATAACTTTGCATTTGATGCAATGGTTACTAGAGAAACTGGTCGTGTTGAATTGATTCACTTGAAAGAATTAGATTTACCACAAACTAATTTGGAATTTGGACAGAATAAGAAATCTACACCTGTATTTTTCGTATTTGATGTTTCTCCAAGTTCTGATGGTTCTATGGTTAATAATATTAGAGAAGTTCGTATGAAGGGAGCACCTTCTATGACTTGGGGTTATATTGATGGTACAGCACATCACTTAGGTTTTGCGAAATCTCAAGGAATGAGTTCTGCTAATAAATTCCCAGGATACGAAATCTGGATGAAAGACAGATGTGATATCTTTATTGAAGACTTGTCTCGTACAGTTCTGATTGAAGAAATTCCACAGTACTAAAAATAAAATTAATCTCCTCTATTAATTTAGAGGAGATTTCTTATAAAGTACAAACTATAGGTTTATCTCTTCGATGAGAGTACTTTACTATATAAATTAAAACTACATACGATGGGTAAAATGGGAAAAATCTCTGTAATATTAAGAGAATATGGTAATTCAGGTTTGCAGACAATGCAAAATGGATTAGCTAAAAATAAATTATCTAGAATTCCAGGTACTGGAGTATTTAAGTATCCTTATAAAGAACTAGATGGAAAATATAGAACAGGATTAGATCCTAAAGCATCTTATATCAAGAGGATAAGTGATCCTTTAGAAAGAAAGCTAGAAATTGAAAGAATCAATAAAACATTAAAAAAACTGACATCAGAGTTAGGAGATGGAATTGATTTAGGACCACGTTCTACTTTTTGGAATTATAGTCTTTCACTTTCTCCTACGGACGGAACTCATGTTCAGCCCGTAAAGTTATTAGATGGGGATAATTATTTTGATTTAGATGTGCCATTTCAAGAAATAGCATTTTCCTGGTTACGTGTTCATCCAACAGTTGCTTCTAGCTATCAAGCTTGGGAGCGTGGTGAATATCCAGCAGATACCCAATACTATGTAGCAGATGAAGAAATAGAACAAGCTCTTATCTTCAGAAAGAAAAAAGAAATCAATAAGGCTATTGCCAAGTTTGATTCAATGTCACCAGAGAAGAAGAAGAAAGTAGGAAGACTTTTAGGTTTAGCAGTAAGTGATAATACTTCTGAAGATGTTGTTTATAATTTAGTAGATAATGTTCTTAAAAAAGGAGAATTTGATTCTGGTAAATTCCAAGGATTGTCTACTATTGAAGTCTTTAGTCGTTTTGCAGATATGAAAGAAAATCTGTTACACATTAAAGATTTAGTAAAACAAGCGATAGTACATTCTATTTATAGAGTGAAACCAAGTGGTAAGATTTATGAAGGAGAATATGAAGTAGCTGCAGATGAAGAAGCTTTAGTAGTGTTTTTAATAAATGAAGATAATCAAGATGATTTACTTACATTAGAAGGTAAACTAAAAACAAAGAAGTTAATATCAGTATAATACTATAATTATGATATCAGTAGATAGTTTATTATATAAAATAGATCAAAAGTTAAATAAACTATCTTCTAATTCTCATCAGAGGATTCAGTTAGAAGACAAGGTCTTAGCTCTTAATGAAGCACAGATCAAACTTATAAAACAAAAAACTGATGGTATTAGCATTGTAAGTGGTTTAGGAAGAGATTCTTTTAAAAAAAGATATGATGATTTACAAATCTTAGTAGAAAATTATGTGAATCATCCTTTGGATTTAATAATTTCTAATAAAGATTTAAATCAATGGAGTGCAAGTATAGTAAATATTAGTCCTGCATATATGTTTTATGTAGATAGTTATTTTCTAGCTGATAAAGGAGAATGTAAAGATAGAATTATTTGGACAAATACAGAACTTTTAAAGCATGGTGACGTACAATTTTTATTAAATAATGAACATACGAAACCTTCTTTTGAATATCAAGAGACATTTAGTTCTGTTTCTACAAATAAAATAAGTATATTTACAGATGGGAGTTTTACTCCTAAAAAACTATATCTCATGTACATTCGTTATCCAGTGTATATTAATAAAGCTGGATATGTTATGTTAAACGGTGAAACATCTACCGATGTTAATTGTGAACTAGCTTCTTATCTAGAAGATGAAATCCTTGATTTAGCAGTTCAAAACTTAGCAATGTATACGGAAAATGCTTCTGCTGTGCAGAGTGCTCAGTTTAGAATACAAACAAATGAATAATACGAATAAAAATAAATATTAATTTAATCTAAAAAATTCAAGCAAATGGCTGATTTTTCTTTAACAACAGTAGTGGTAGTCCCACCAGGAACGGTTCCTAATCCAGTAACCGATTCCACACAAGACTTACTTGCTGGTGAAGTAGGCTTTTTTGGTGCTGATTACGTCGCCGTAAGTTTAGCAACAATAGCTGCTCAACCTTACTTTTACGTAGCACAGGGAAGAGCGAATACTTACCTTCAAGGAACAAAACGTTCTGATAAAATTAGTGGCTGTCCTCAAGCAGGAGTAGCATGTAACACTAATGTAACTGAATGGTATAAAGTAACAGGGTGTATAACCCCTACAAATCAAATTGTAGAAATAGATGATTTCACTGTACAATGTGGTGAAGTTTTAACTTTAACTATAAGAGGACACTCTAGTTATCTAGATAGTTTATATTTTAATGGATTTACACGTTCGGTAACTGTTAAGGCGCCTTGTTGTGACTGTGATGGTGATCCTTGTGTAGATGTAGATGCAGAAGCCTTGGTAGATGCGTTATTAGTAAAATTAGCAGCAGGTGCTCCAGGAACTAATCCTGATAATATTCAATTATCAGATTTTTATACTTTTACTAAATCTGGTTCAGGTGCAACCACTAAATTAGTTATTACGGGTAAAGCTGTAACTAAAAATGGTCAACCTTGTGATATAGCTGCTTATCCTGCAGAATATGACAGATTATGGTTTAACGTATTTGTATATGACGGTCCTGAAACAACTGCAGACTTTATAGTATATGATGCATGTGATTTAGTAGCAACAGTTACTGTAACACAAACTTCTAATTATCCTACGGGAACTGCAGAAGAAATTGCTCAACTTGAGAAAAACTATTACAGCTATCAAGCTGGTTATTTGAAACACTTGTACAGACAAGCAGGTTATAACCAAAACTTTGAAAGCCATGTAGTAGCAGGAACTTCTTATGATACTTATTATATCAAATTCAATGAATATAATAAGAGTGAATATCAATGGGGAGATTATATTCAAGAAGATAGTACAGTTATTATAGCTATTCCAACAGGAGATGCTGCTGCGTTTGAAGCCATCTTAGTAGCTGGTTTAGGTGCTGTTGCTGCGAAAAATGCTTGTGTAACCACAACCACTACTGTAGCACCAACAACTACAACTACTACGACTGCTGCGCCGACGACAACAACAACGACGACTGCTGCACCAACTACTACGACTACCACCACAGGAGGTTAGTAGTAATATATAGTATAACCTAAATGTCAGGGGAAAAGAGGATAACTCCTATCCTCTGGCATTTTTTTATTTTTAAAATATGGCAACAACTACCACAACAACAACAGTAGTAGCACCTGATCTAAGGCTAGATATATTTGTTCTCGAAACTTATAATGTAAAGACAATAGCATTCTCTGATGCCTCTACATACCCGAATAATCCTCCAGAGGTTACTTTGCCTACTATAGGTATTACTCCTCCAGGATTTGATGAGGTAGCACTCCCTTTTACAGTTGAAACTTATAATGTATTTAATTCTGTATCCTTATTGATTTCAGAAATAGGGACAGAAAAAGATTTACCTGATGGTATTTGGAACATAGCTTATAGTGTTTTTGATACTCAAACGGTGTGTATAGCTAAGTCATTTATGAGGGTTAATAAGATTCAAGAAAAATTTGATAATGCCTTTATGACATTAGACATGATGGAATGTGATAGTAAGATTAAAGCTCAAGCTAAAGTAGAATTAACTTCTATTTGGTTCTTTATTCAAGGATCAATAGCAGCAGCTAATAATTGTGCTATTTTACAATCTGAAAAATTATATGCAAAAGCAGATTCAATGCTTACTCGTTTTTTAAATAATAATTGTGGATGTAGTGGATCTTTATACAACTATTAGATGGCAAATTGTAAAAAATGTGGTGCTAAACAAGGATGTGGGTGCCAATTGGTAAATGGATTGTGTGCAAGTTGCAGAGCAATCGCAAAAAAAATTAAAACATTATGCTAACTATCAAAATGACAGATTGTGATCAATGTGGAAGTATTTTAGCATTAATATCAGGAATTGATTGCACTATTACAAAGATTGGTAATGACATATATAACGACCTTATATTTGCTCTGAACAAATCTTGTAGAACTGGTGATATGAATGATCTTCTTCATTATAGAAGAATTTTAATACATAAATGGTGTAATTCCCTTTATGCTGAAGACTTTACTGTTTTACAAATAGCTAGTAAAGTGCAACTCATGACATCAGGATGTATTCCACAAGAATGTTGTGATGAGTGTATACCAATATGTACACCATTTGTAGGAATTGCTGAAGAACCAACAATATGTACTCCATTTGTAGGAATTGCATATAAATATCTTACTACGACTACTACGACTACAATAACGCCTACGACTACTACAACTACAACTGCTGTTCCAGAACCAGACTGTAATATATCACAATCTAATGGGGGTACAGGACTAGAAGATATAGTTTATGATTTAAGTCCTAGTGGAGGAGTAGTTACTTTACATTTTAATTCTGCTTATTATGCCGATAAATTAGAAATAATTCATAATAGTGTTAAAAAGGCTACAACAGGAATGACTGTACCTAATGAAGGTCCTTTTGATGGTGCTTATGGTATTCCAGGAAGTATTGGTATAGCTCCTAATACAAGTGCAGATACAGTTGCAATAGATCAATTTATAGGGAGTGGAAAAGGTAGTTGGTCTGTTAGAGTAAGTGAATATGAATTAGAAACAGGACTTAATATACCTACATATTCTCAAGGACAAATGATTTGGTGGATATACACTCCAGCAGATTATTTAATATCTCCTGTTGTTACAGCAAGAATAATAGGGCCTTTAGATATAACAAGTTGGAATGTGACAAAATTATGTCCAAATCCATTATTATAAAATAAAATTAACTTTTAATAAAAAAGATATGAGCTGCAATAATTGTTTTAACGGATGTGCTACTATAGTATCAGATAAATGTGTAAAATATACAGGAGTTAATATTCCTGCATTAGGAATAGAGAATGGAGATAGTTTATATTCTGTAGAAAATAGCATTATAACTAATCTTTTAACAGCACTAGATGGCACAGGTATCATACCTGATTTATCTGCAACAACTATTTGTAGTTTAGTAGATGGATATTTACCAGTATCAGGAGATATAACTATTGTAGATTATGTATCAGCGTTGATACAAACTGCTTGTGCTTTAGAAGATTTAATTACTACTAATACTGCTGCTATAGCTGTAATAGAAGCTGATTATACTGTTGGATGTCTTCCTACAGTTACAGCGTCTAGTGGAACTCATGCTATACTTCAAGCTGTTATAACTTATCTATGTACCTTAAATACAACAGTAACTGCTTTAGCATTAGATTTATCTACTAATTATACTACAACTGCAGATTTACCTGCTCTTATATCATCTATTATTGTAACGGAACCAGAAACTACTTTACTTAAAAATAGAATGATACCTATGACAATAGTTGAATACTATGGTAGTGTAGCAAACTTTGATGGTTCTGGTGCAGGTATAGGAGATTGGGAAGAAATTTATTTATGTAATGGTAATAATGGTACTCCAGATAAAAGAGGTAGAGTAGGTATAGGTGCAACAACTGGAATGGGTGGAGGAGCAATGTCACCTGTAGTAGATCCTGTAGTAGCAGGTAATCCTGCATATACTTTGTCAGGTACAGGTGGAGCGAATGTAATTACTTTAACTACTGCTCAGATGCCTCAACATACGCATGCAGCTACTTTTGTTAGTCCTCCTCATACGCATACTTTTCCTGATCTTTATTCAGCAATAGGGTTTGTTGATAATGAGGTACTTTCTAATGGAAGTACAATAGATAATATAATTGTTGATGAGACTGATCCAGCAACAGTGACGGGTACAGTAACAAATGCTGTTGCTGGTAATGGAGAAAGCCATAGTAATATTCAACCTGTATTAGCTTGCTATTACATAATGTATATACCAGTATGATAAAATTACTTATAAGATTTTGGCATTGGTTATTTCCATGTAAAAAGAAACCAAGAACAATATGCACTCCCTTGGAGGGAATAGCACTTATACAATAGAAAACTAAACAATGACAGGAATTATAACATTAACAGTAGCTGGAATTGATTCAGGCCCATTTAATCTTTATTCAGATGTAGATGGGTATTTTGCTCCGTTTGCTACTTATATAAATAAAAGTATTTTAGTAGCAGGTTATCCTACGGATCAAATTCCAGATGGAAGTACTATAGTAAGAATACTTTCTGTTAATGATATATGTTCTAATTATATAGATGTATTGATATCATTTAGTACAACAACGACAACGACAACAATTTAAAAGATGACAGTATATTTAATTTTAACATCAGCAGGATTAGACACAGGGCCTTTTGACCTGTACTCTGATTTAGATGGTTTTGTTACTCCTTTTGAGACAGGAGTATTAAAAGCTACTCTTATATTAGGGTATTCAACTACTGTTCCTGATTATGCGACAATTGTTAGAGTTAAATCAACAAATGATTGTGTAAATTATGTTGATATTAATTTACAGTATCCTATTACTAGTACAACAACAACTACGACAACAACGGCAAGTCCGACTACTACAACAACTACGACAGCATTTGTTTGTGTTCCTGTAGTATATCCATTAACTGGGAAAGCTTATCCTGATATAAGTTATGTTAATCTTGGAGACACTATAGGTACAGTTTATTTTGATTTTAATGCTTATAGTATACCAGATAAATTTGAAGTATGGTTTGATGGAATAAAAGTAATTGATACAGGATATAGAGGAGACACATCTTATCAAATTGCTTTAAATACAGAGTTAACTCTTTTAGGAGACCCTCTTGAAACTATAGTTGCTCCTGGAAATGGAACAGCATCTTTTTATAAAGGTACAGCAACAACTGTTGTACTTGTTAGAGTATTTGCTCCAATACTTGGAGCTGGATGGGATTATACAATGTACTGTCCAGGTAGTATAACAACAACAACTACTACAACTGTAACACCTACGACCACGACTACTACTACAACTGCAGTACCAGTTACTACAACTACAACAACAGTAACTCCTGTTACAACTACGACTACTACAATAGTTAG